CTAGTGTATTCAGCTTCCAAGGTAAAAGTAGCAGAATCCAATTCACTGCCGCCTGATGCCGCGTCCCACATCTTCACTGTGACATTACACGTCTGATACCCAGCCAACGCTACTTGGTCACGCACCCCGATCTCACGGTTAGCGGTCATCTGGAATCTGCCAGTACCCGGATCGCGGTAGTTCAGGTTGCCAGAGTTCTCGATACGCTCGAACCAGCAGTTACTGGCAGACCCACTGTCCAGCCAGTCGCCGCGACTCGTGGAAAAGTTATCTAAGCCGCCTGAACTGTTTTGAAATTCTTCTCCACTACTACCGTAGCGCACCTGCGCATACTGTGTTTGAAACACAGAAAAGAAAATTACGCTAGAGCTACTCAAGCTCACAGACTCTGACCCACCACCCGGAGCCTTGAAGCAGCCGTATGCAAAAGCACTAACACTCATGGTGTGAACCCGCTGCCCCAGATGTAGATTGCCGTAGTGCTATAACGCCAGAGCGTTACGATGCCACCCGGAGCAAGCGTGCCACTTCCCACAATATCCTGCGGTGCGGATGAGCCGTCGAGGTAATACATGGTACAGGTGGTCGTATCACTGATAGTGTAGTTGCCTGAAGTGCCGAGGTTTGCAACCGTACAAACACCGTTGACCGGGAAGTCATCAACATTTGCTGAAGCTGTAGAGTCTGGCCCAGTCAGCGTGTATGCCGAGGTGTTGTTCTTGCCAGTAATCATCCCGCAATGCCGCGCCTCAAGCTGGTCGGATACGTTGAAGTTGAAGCTGGGTAGCACGTTAAGGCCGACATCGTACCAAGAACCACGGTGGGTCAGAACCTCTGCGCCTGACGAAACGCTGGTGCTGTTATAGGACTTAGTGCGAAACACCTCAGTGTTATTGTAAAACAATGCAACATCGGCATTCGCAGTAGCCAGCAAAGCCGTGTCAGCGCCTGCCGTAACCGACAACACAAGGTTCGTGTCGGCAGTGAGTGTTGTGGTCGAGTCCGGGTCAGCGTTCAGGATTGTGCGTTCTGTACCACCTGCGTCTTCTGCTGAGAGGATAAGTGGAAGGCCATGCTGATTTGAGATGATCTTGAAGTTGCCTGCGCTCGTCCACCCAATAGCGCCTTGCTGAGTGCCTGCATTGTTCATAATGTTGACGAACGAAGCGGAAGAACTTCCCCATACACTCATGCCAACAGAAGTGCCGACGATATTGTCAGTACCGTTGTACTGGAGCGTCACACCAGTGGAGCCATTGATGTCGAACCCATTGACATCCAACTCGCCACCAAGCTGCGGAGTTGTGTCCTCGACCACGTTCGAGATGCCACCGCCGCCAGCAGCATCCTTAGCACCCCAACACCACCACTCGGAAGCCGAGTACCTGTATACCGTAACAATGCCGCCCTGCTTGACCGTGACGTTACCAGCGGCGGGAGCCGAGCCAGCTTCGATCCAGTACAGCGTTGTGCTTGCGCCAGCAGCGATGGTCAGGTCTTCGGTGTCGTCATTGTGAACAACGTAAGTCGCGCCAGCCGGTATAGTGGATGAGTTAGTAGTCGTAAACGTGACAGCAGCGTTAGCGTCCTTGTGCCAGAGGTGTCCTACGTGAGCGAGGTCAAACGTGTCGTTTGCGTCGATCTCATACACCGGCATTACGTTCATGCCAACAGGCCGCATCACATTAGTACCGTCTCTCACCTGAGCACCCATGCCGTAGCTGTTGGCGAGGTAGCTTTCTGTCTGGAACGCGAGAGCGTTGTCGTAGTATAGCTCGACACCAGAATTGCCCCGGCAGATGACTGAGTTCTCTGTAGTGTTCGTGTTCAGGAACAGGTCAGTGCCAGTACCGCCGATGACTCGGATAATGCCGTCATTCGCGGTGGCATAAATCTCCATTGCAGGCCAGTCGATCACGCCATCCGAGGGGAAGACAATATCGTCACCAGCCCCCATAGTGATGTTGTTGTTGAACGTCGCGCCGCCATTAAATGTTGCGCTGGGCGTAAAGATCATGGAGCCGGTGAATGTGTCACCAGTCGTCAGAGCATAATCGTTGGTAGCAGGAGCGTATGCTGTATGTGTGTGACCGGGGTCAGCACCGCTGGTGACGTTCGCGCCTGTGACAGTCGTAGCTGCCAACGTGCCGGTAACTGTCGCGCCAGAAGTAGTCGTCTCCAGCTTCTTGACGTTGTTGTAGTACAACTCAACACCGCCTTCATCGACGAATACAGCGGAAGTCTTCGTACCGTTGGTGTTACGGAGATAGGCATTTGCGCCAGCGGCCCAGTCTAGGTACAAGTGTACGCCGCTGAACAGGAGTACCGCATCCTGTGCGTCACCCAGTCGCAGTGCGCCATTATCCACCAGTTGTATATCGTTGCCGAATGTGGCGAGTCCATCGGCATTCAACGTACCACTGGTATCAAAGTTTGCAGTGGCGAATGTCCAGTCAATGTGCTCGTTGGCAACGTAGTTGGTCAGGCTGTCGTGGTCGGTAATCTCAAACACGACGTTGCTGCTGTTCTTAGAGAACAGCCTCTCATCGGCTATATTGATAGCCAATTCGCCTTGTGCCAGTTCACCGGCTGTAGGGACGTTACTAGCAGTTGAACTGCGCTTTATTTGTAGAACATTTGCCAAGGGACTCGCTCCTTAGAACGAGCCACCGTCAATCACAAACGAGTCGAGGGTGGCTCCGGCATCTGTGCCTGAAATGTCCTCAAACGATTTCGTGCCACCGAACGTCTGTGCGCCAACCGAAACATAACCCGGAGTCGTCTGTGTAGCGGCTGACAGGTTGTTCTGGATGATCGTCCACTGGGACACGTTGTTGAGGACACCATCGGCTTCTGCGACCAGAACGTCGCCTACTTCCAGAATTGCAGAACCAGTTGTCCAGTTATAAGTACCTGCTACCGTGACAGTATACATGTCGCCGGTCGCAGACGTAATACTATCAAGGTCCGGGCTACCTGCACCACCACCGTCTGTCGGGTCAAACGAACCCTTGTAGTTCAGCGGCGTCGAGACAAGACCGTCAACGTATTGCTTGACCGACTGCTGCGTCGGAACATGCGTGTCAGAGTTTGAAATCATCGAGTCTTCGTCGATGACCCACGTCCACGTAGCCGAACCTGTATCGGTGGTCGATACAAGGTTGGCGATGGTCTTGCCGTTGATCGTACCGAGGCCGGTGACGTTCTCGGAGTCGTCGATGGTGATTCCAGACTCCTGAATCAGAGTGCCGGACGTCCCATCGAAGCGCACCAGCGCATTGTCAGCAGGTGCTGTACCAGCGTTGAACGATACGTCGCCCGAACCTGCCGGGGTAGCCCATGTTCCATCACCACGCCAGAAGGTCGAGATTGTTGCGCCAGTACCGCTGTTCAGGTTGGCGACTGGCAGGTTGCCGGTCACATCAGCGGCGAGGTCTACCTGATCGACCGTGATGACCTGACCCGCGATGGTGATGTAATTAGGCGTACCAGTCAGCGTAACGTCGCCGGAGTTCGTGCCAGAGAGGTCAAGAGCCGTTTTCGCCTGAGCGTTGGTCAGGACTTCGATGTCACCCGTTGCTGCCGTTACACGACCGAGGAACGAGTCAGTGGCGATCTGCGCAATGTTCGAGAACGGCAGGTCTCCGCTAACGTCTGTCGTGAGGTCGATAGCGTTCAGCGTAAGCTGCTGGCTACCATTGATGGTGACGTAATCCAGACCGGCTGCAATCGAAACATCTGTTGAGTTATCCGTACCGGCAACGTCGACGTTCAGGGTAGACCGTGCTGCGGTTTCATCAAGGTCGTCAATCAGGGACGCGCCGAACGTAGAGATGGTAGTGTTCGCCGGGAGGCTGAGTGTCTGGAGGTCAGTATCGAGGTTGTTGATGATGTCAACGTAGAACTTACCGCCGATCTCCTCGATACCTGAGCCGCCTACGCCAATATACAAACGGCCATCGCCGGACCCCTGCTGCTCAACGTGAGCAAGCTCGCCCTGCGCCAGTGTACCCGGTGCGGCAGCACCTGTAGACCGTTTGATTCGGATTACGTTCGCCATAATAAAATCCTCGGGTTAGAAAAACCCACCATCTGTTACAGATTGTAAATCAGTTTTCTTAAGACTTCCATCAGTCGCGTCGAGAAATACGAGTTCGTCGTCATTCACTGGGACTGTGGTATTCCTGTTGGAGACGTACTGGGGCTGGACCGTCAGGGCCGTATCGCCAGTGACTTCGCCGGTATGTGCTCCCACAGCATGTGTCAGGGTAGCCCCGTTAATCCGTACCTCGCTACCGACGACATCCGTGATGTCAGCGACATTACCGACCGTGAACACCTCCTCTGCGCCCTGCGTGGGCATGGAGGCGGTCGGGACGGTATAGGTGCTGACGTTGCCGTAGCGGGCCGCGAGGGTGATCCGAAGGTCATCCAAGCTACCGTTGAGTTCCTTAGTGACGCTGAGCGGGCTGTATGTGCTGCTGTATGCGCCGATCAGCATGGGTACAGCGGTGATATTGCTCGGATTGTTATTGCTTCCTACGAGTGCATAACGGGTCCCGTTCCAGAATAAGTCAACCAACGTCGAACCGGGGTTGTACCGGCGCTGCACCGCGAAGTGATACCAGACACCTGTCGATGGAGTCGGGATGCTCGCTGTCGGCAAATTACCGAAACCGAACTGTCCACGAAGTTGATATATACCTGAGTTGTTAAATATCTCTACATGGAAGCCGATGTGGTCCTGCCCAGAGTGGGTGTAAAGCACCATTGAGTTCCCAGTCGTCGGCAGGGCAGCAAAACGCACGAAACCTTCGACCGTTGCGTCGTCAGTGCTGCCAATCTGGTAGATGCTGTCGCCGGTCGGCATAACAGTGTCGCCAGAACCGTCGAGCAGCAAAGATGACGAGTCGAAGTTTGCAAAGCCTGTGTCAATCTGCGCCTGCTGGTAGAACGTGTGCGTGTCGCCCTGTGCAAGCTCAGTGTACGAAGTCTGGCCGTCCGTACCTTCCCACTTCGCAAGGTAGATGACATCTGACCAGAACGGATCGCCACCGGCCCCAGTTGCAAACCGCAGCATGTCCTGCGGTGTACCGCCACCATCCTCCCACTGGATCGCTTGGTTGTGGTCAAGCTGAAGGTCGCCACCAGTGATCGTCAGGGTGGCGGTCAGCGGGTCGTTCGTGCAGTCGAGCCGCAGGTAATTAGCGTTGAGTTCAGTGGATGTCCAGTGGATCGTGCCGTCCGCGATATGCGTGTCGATCTGGGCGTGGCTATTCGTGCCAATGTTCGACAGCAATAAGTGGTCAGTCACACCACCGGAGGGGGCAACCACCCACGCCGCATTCTGGCGGGCGTAAATCGAGCCATCAATCGGGGCTTCGGGAACGCCACCGGCAGTGGACGAAAAGATGAACTCACCAGACGAATCAATAATGCCGAGATCAACCAGTTCCTCGAACCGGATGAACGACTTCATGTAGTTGTTGTTTCGCCGCTCGTGAGTCTCTATGGACTCGCGTATCGTGCGCAGCGTGTTCTGGTCCGAAGCGAAATCTCCCGTGATGCCGGGTATGCTCGGGTAGAACCTGTTCGGCTTGGTAGAGAGCGTCGGCATCGGCTTAGATTTCCGCTAACTGTTTCGGTGTCTCCGCAACCTGTAGTGAGTAGACTGTGGCATTGCCAGTCAAGTCGAACTGCCAGAGGTCGGCTTTGAATCCAGTCGGTAGACGGAATATCTCCTCATTGAAAATCTGTTTATCGAAGACCACCTGCTCCTGCTCGCTGTTCGGACGGACCCGGATACGCACGCGGACAGATGACGTTGTAAGCTGCAAGAACTCAAGATCATACAACATACTGCCGCCGAACGGCTGCTTATTCTCAACCACCGTAGGCTGGGACGGCACAAGCCCCGTAGCGGGTTTGGCCGGTGAACCGCCGAGCACCTGACCGCCCAGTGTGTTCAGGCGACGCAGGCTACCGGGTAGCGCGTCAATGGCCGCGAACAGGGCTTGGTTGTACGGTAGGTAGACCGTCTCAACCGGGATCGCATTGTCCTGACTACCGTAGTCAAACATCAGGCGGGCCGCGCCGAAGTTGATTGGTTTCGGGGTCTGGAATACTTTCGACTGCCAACGCCACTGGAGGCGAATCTGTCCTTCCGGGTCCCAGTTGAAAACGCGACCATCCGACAGGATCAAGACGTCGCCGCTGTAGCGGTCGGTCTCGATGCCGGTCACGTTGAAGAAATTATCCAGTTCCACATGCCGCTGCGACGGATTATCCGGGTCGAGAATGAATCCAAAGTTGCTGCTGTTGAACGCGATGTACTGCATCCCGAGGTTAGCAGCGAAAATAGTTGATGGACTGAGGTCAGCCCACTCGGACTTTGTGAACAGGTCTTTGGTAACAACCTGCACACCGCCGCCACCGGCCAGCACGAGTCCGTTGATCGACGCATACAGAACACCTGCTGGGGTAGATACAATACTCCGGCGAGACAGGCACGGCTCCACCGAGTCGATCTTCTGGGTCGTGAACGATGCCGGGGAAACACCCTGTCCGAAGTAAGGTTGACTTTCGGTGCAGATAATCAAGGTTGCACCGACAACGCCGAGTCCAACGATGTCGAACTCAGTCGACAACTCATACTCAGCAGGCCATGCGTGCGGGCGGTATGGCTCGCTGAACAACAGACGGCGACCGGCCCATCCAACAAGGTAGCCGTTCGGCATTACCACGAAACCTTCCAAATCGGTCGGCGGTTCAACCCATGTGGTCGACTCCAGCAGCGGGTTGCTGGCAGCGTCGGCGTTCGATACGTTGTCGGCGTAGGTAGTTGTACCTATGTTCACTGAGTCAACGTAGAAGTAGGTGGTCGTGGCGTTGCCCGGAACCGTCCGGTAAATGTTGATCTTAGTGATGTTCCTGAACGCCGCATCGGGAGGGGCAGCAGGTAAGTTAGAGATGTCCCACTGTCCGGTATTACCCGATACGAGAGTCGGCGGCGACGGCGGTCCTTCCTCTCCATACGCACTCTCGAACGTATAGAGGTAGACACGCGTCTCGTCCGACCCAGCAGGGGGCGTAACCGAAGGTGCAGTGGAAGGGGTCGGGATGCCGAGGTAATACGGCCCGCTGACCTGACCGGCCTTGATGTTTGCTCCGGTGTTCATCATGGGCCGTGAACCGCCACCCGCCCAGAAGTAGCGATCAAAGCCGTCATTCACCAGCGGAGAACGAACGATGTCGATGTCCAAGGAATCGAACGCCAGCCACTTATCAGTAGGGGTGTCGGGTATGCGGAACGCACGGCGTAACGGCGTAGCCTGTGCCGATAGGTCTGCCTCCTCGTCCAAAGCGCGGAATCCACGAAGCTCCCCAGACAGCAGCTTAGTATTTCGAGCCACCGTCGCATTCATGTTGGGCAGAAGCCGATCAGACGTTCTGGGGATCAGCCCTTGAAACGCTTCCAGCTTTATACCGGCCATCATTGATTACCTTCGTATGATGCACTTAGTAGAAGACTACCAGTGCGCAGGTTCGTTGGATTTGCTTTCTCTCGCACAGAGATGATGCCAGTGACGCTGTTGTTTTGAGTACCAAACTCCGGCCCACTCGCCGAAAGCAACCAGTAGGGGTTGAGTTCCCCTGACTGCCAACCAGTCTCGCCACCGTATGTTCCGGGCGTGTAAAACGGAAAACCAGTCAGGAACCCGGTGTCACCTTCGACGTTGATGAATCGGAACTCGTAATCGGAAGGATCAATGTACGCCCTGTAGTCAGCAGCAATCCAGACGCCATCCCCTACCTGTGAGGCGGGTGAGGTAATACTGGTATAAGTGGTGTTATTGCGGCGAGCAATCCAGCCATCTACAACAAAGTTGCCGGTGACTCGGTTGAAATAGATACCAGCGTAGGCAGTAGAGGGCCAGCCTGCGTTTGCACTGATCGCATACTGAGTGTCCTGCCCCGGAACCCTGAGTTCAGTGCTGAACGACCTCAGTGTAGAACCTAGAGGCCACATTTAGGTACTCCAACTCAGACCGCCATAGCCGCCGTACCAAGACACCCCTGAGTTGTCGGTCCACAGGTCAACGAACATAAATGTGTTTGCCCCAGTACTACCTAGCGCCGGTTCAGCACCGTTGGGCCAGTAAGTCGTACCCGGCCAGTTGGTAATCGTGCGGCCACCCGTAGCATCCTGCACGACCTTAATACGTACAGCGCAATATTTCTGGTTCACGTTCGTGATGTTCAGGTTCGTCAACTGCGTAGCGTTCAGATTCAACGTCACGTAGCTACCAGATTGATAGTCGATGTTGACTGTGGTAGCCCCGGAGACGGTCTGTGACTCAAAGCTGAAGTCCACAATATTCGGAGCCACGAGGTCGTAGTTCACCGTGCCACTGGGCGTGAACTTGAGGCCGATGCCAGCCCCGAGAACAACATCACCAGTGAGACTGAAGATGTTCAAGTCAGTACTTCCGGCACAGGTGACGTTTATATCTGTATCGTCGTGCGCTACCTGAAAGTAATCACCGGGATCAGCACCCTCAACGCGCAAGTAGGCATTGTCGGGGATACGAACACCAGTGGTCGCACTGTCAAGGATGATGACACCAGCCGTATCAAGCTCGGCCACAAGATCGTCACCGGCTTTCAGGATAGCCACGCCGCCAATCGTAGGTGATGCAATACCTCCGTCTGGAACTACAATCTCATTGCCCGGTAAATTATCGGAGCCGCGCAGCGGCACGCCCTGAATCGAGCCTGCGGTGATGGCCGTACCCGTGCCAGTCAGAACTGCATCGACAAGGTTGTTGCCGTTGAAGTCGAGGTCCCCGGTCATAATGCTGCCAGCAACCTGTACGAACTGCTCGATCACAGCGGCGGTCAGACGAAGCTCAACACGTGTCACAGACAGCGTAAAACTCTGCGCAGTCGTGTTGTCCTGCCCACGAACAACTGTCAGTAGGTCTCCAACACGATCAGTACAACGGCACACCTCGAAATTGCCGGAGTCATCCTCCAGCGAGATATAGAACCACGTGTTACCAACCGAGGGCTGCGGAAAGCGTGCGCCGAAACCAGTCTCAACCTCGATAGTCGTATCCGCAGGTACGATGCTGGTTGCGAGAAGCGCAGACGCGTTGTTTGTAAAAATGAGATCAGCCATTACTTAATCTTCCAGCCGGGTGGGAACTTCCAGTTCGGAGAGTTATTGTACCCCTTCTTCCGTTGGGACGCATAGTACCCGCAGGCGCGGAGGAAGTTGTGCCGCAACTGCGCTGCCTTCATGCTATCGGAGTACGGCTTGGTCGGCTGGGCGTGCATACGGGCAAGGAAACCATCCATGATCGCATCATGGTATTTCAGCGTAACCTGACGCGGGAGGTTTTCAGTATCGAACGCCGGGATGAGGGCAACCGTAACCTTGAGCGTCTTCGTCAGAGCATTTTCAGGGTACGGGTACACAGCGATCTCGTCCGGGTTAGACGTGCAGTACCAGTAGGTCGGCTCGTTGCTGGTCGTAACCTCGGAAATGGGAGCACCGGGCATAGGGGTAAGGTAGCGGAAGTTGCTCCCCTCTCCGATAGCCACGGACAGAACTGCAATAACTTCGGTATTCGCGTCGCCGTCATCAATCTGTACGACACTTCCAACACCTGTCGGAACAGCGATACTGGGTACGACCTTGGTCCACGCGTAGGACTTCTCAAAGAACTCGCGGAGCGTCAGGCGAAGCTCTCGCTTGGCTACGCTGCGGATCGCACCGGGGAGGTCGGGCAGCGTATCCTGAAGGATGGTGTCGAAGGTTTCTGTGTATTCAACGGCCATATCAGATACTCAACGCTGCGCCACGGAAATTCTGTAGCAGGAGGGCAGCACGGCCATCCTGCGTGTATTCGTCGTCAGTGATCTCAGCGACACCAACAACGTAGTTAATCATGGTGGGGTAATACTGCATCTCCAGCCCCCACGGATCGGTCCAGTCCACTTGGCCTGCACCAGCGCCCGTTTGAACAACCTCCACGACGCCAAGATCGTTGTTGGCGTACAGGTCGTACATGATGTCAGGGCGTATACGAGAAAGGTCCTGAAGACCTCGGTTGAGAATGTTCAGGAGCGTCGAGTCAGAGTAGCGAGGGGTAACAAGGGCTGTATCTTGCAGCAGTTCCCGAGACTCGTAGATAAGGTTCTGGTAGGTCTTAGCCACCATTCCGCTCCTTTAAGGGGAAGGCCCCCCGGCCATGAAAAACCGGGGAGCCATCCAGACTAGGCTGCTTACGCAGCGTTGTCCTTGCCGATGAAGCCTACGCCGAGGCACTTGCCGTTTACGACCTTGCGACCGTATACCTGCAAGCCACGGAGCAGGTTCGCGAACGAACGCTCGGAGCGGATCGTTTCCAGCTTGGTGAACTGCGAAGCGAACGAGAAACCACCGTTCGTGCCGAACAGTACCGGCCACTTACCAGCCGTCTCCGTGTCGTCCAGAAGGTTCGACAGGTACAGCGTGAAGCGGTCGATCATGCCCAGACGACCGTTACGGAGGATCGACGTGGTGTCACCAGCGAGCGATGCGTCCTTGAGGTCACTGTTCTTAATCATCGCGGCGAACCATGCCGGAATGACCATGAAGCGGCCCGACTCGGGGATATTCGCCTCGTCCAGCACCTGACCACAACGGAGGATGTAACCGATGGGGCTTTCCTCACCTGCGGTCGGATAGGTGTTGTCGATGTGAATTTGACCCGTGGAAGCGGCTACGTTCGTTCCGAGGTCGATGTCGCCAGAGACTGCACCTGCGGTAGCACCCTTGTTGGCGGCGTCGATGTCATCGTAACCATTAGCGGCTGCGCCGACGTTGGTCAGATAATCCAGAACGTCCGTATCGACTTCAATCTTCATCTGCTCGGCAGCATCTTCTGCCCAGATAGAGAGGTGGTCGATGTCCGACTGAATCTCCATGACGTCATCGAGGGCTACGTTGAAGTAGAGACCTTGGTCGATGGTCATGCTGAGCTTGTCGACAGACGGACGTTCTACGTCGAGGTCCTGATCTGCCTCGTAAGGCTTGATCGAGACATTCGGGCGCTGACGAATCTGAACCGTATCACCGTAGTTCTTGATCTCGCCTTCGTAGTCCGTGTTCGCGATGGCCCCAAGTACGGTGGCAGCGTAGAACTTCTCTACGAGCTTGCCCGACCATACCTCGGGAATGAAAACACCCGCATACGCCGGACTCGGCGTGGCCGCATTTGTGCCAAACGGGGATGCACTAACTGTATAAGCCATTTTTTAGCTCCTGAAAAAAGTTTCGTTACCGAATCCTTCCTTCAGCTTGCGCAGCGAACAAGTCCCTCTCTAAGTCGACCAATCTCTCCGGTATCGGATGCCCCGGTCGCTTTTTGATGAACTCGGTCTTCTCCCTATGAAAATCGGAGATGCTTTGCTGAGTCCAGATTCGCTTGTTACTTTCGCTCGGAGCGTCAGTCGACCCGGTTTTAGGCGTTCCGGGGGCCACCAGTTCTTCCAAATTCTGCTGTGGTTCCTCTTTTCCCTCATTCGGGGTCTGAGGAGCAGCAGGATCGGGGTCAGTATTCTCGACTACGTGTTCTGCTTGAAAGCTCTTGAAGATTTTTACGACTCTATCTGCGTCGTTGTGCTCGAATGCTCGTCGAAGCGTGACTCCACGTGGTTCTTCCGCATATTCGTTCGGAAGGTCCTTCAACCAGTCAAGGAATTTTGCGTCCTTGTTGATCGTCTCCCAACCGGAGACCTTGGTGTCGAGCTTCTCGTACAACCGTTCACGAGCCAATTCTGCCATAGATTTCTTAGAGGATGCAACATTTTCATCCACCTGTTTGACAGTCTTCTGAACTTCCCCGAGCTTCTTGTCGATATATGGGGAGACAGCCTGTCGCGCAACACGCTCCACAACGTCGATAAGGTCAGGACCGAACTGGTCGATCTCATCCTGCGTAATGAGCGATTCGGCGGGTTTCGGCTCCGGTTCCTTCTGCAAGGACTTCATTGACTGGACCGTAGCCGTCAGCGAGTTTATCTGGTCTTTGAGGCCACCAATCTCGTGCTTGTAGTTACGGATGTCGTCGTGCAGGCGGGGGACTTCGGCATCGTACTTGCCCTGAAGAACACTGAACTTATGCTTCCAGTCGGTACGCTCTACCTCGGGTTTCGGCTCCGGTTGAGCGACAGGCTCCTGTGCAGAAGCAGCCTCCTCTTTCGGCGGCTGGGCAATATCCTGCACTTCCGGTTCCTTTTCCTCGGATGCTTTCATCTGTTCGATAATCGCGTTCGCTTGATCCACCTGCTTTCGGACGGCAGGAGGGAGCACATTCTCTTTGGTCATGTGTATTCACCTCTATAATTTCGATTTGATTTTCTCCAGCATGGCTGGAGCACGGTTGGTAGCTTCAACGAACGTGCGGCAAGTCGCCGCCTGACCCTGAGCACGGTACAGTTGAAGATCAGCAGGTGACTTTTCAGTAGTGTCACGCGCAGCATCAAGACCGCCGCTGAACCACTCAACAACGGTCTTGAAATCTTGGTTGCCTCGCAGGTTGACGAGGGCCTGATAAAGTTCGGGTGTCGGGGTCAATAGAGGAAGCCGTATCTTTTCCGACGTTCCTCCACATCGCTATAACCTGAATCGTCGTAATCGGCCCCCTTGCCGGTTACGTGTGCATTGCCCCTCTGACGCGCCTCTACCGAAGCTGGCCCAATCTCGCAGTCCTTGACGCCATCAGGACGGCTGAGCCGCTTCGACATGACTACCCTGCTTTTTGGCTTGGGTACACGCATCGTCGTTCCTTACGAACGGTTCGGGGGAAGGTCCTTGTTCCCCTTGGTGTGACCAAGGAAGAAACCGCCCTTCTTCGCCGAGGAATGACCAACCGAACCACTCGTGGTCTGGTCGTACTCGCTCTTGCGAGAAGCGGTCAGCTTGCCCCAGTGCTTGCCTTTACCCTTGTGGGTGGACGCGTTTTTCATCTCAAAAACTCCGTAGGTGGATGTTGTTCAGGACCGATAATACCACATCTGCTGAGAAATCAAACCCTCAGACACATGCTTCTAAACTTTTCCATATTGGCAGCGGCGCGGCCTTGCCGGACCCACTCATCCTCTGACAAGTCCATCTGGCCGACGACATACCACATGAGAGGCTCATAAAAGCGCATATCGAGGTCTATCGCCACAACAGCAGTCCAGTTGTCGGTGGTGATTTCCGGCACGCCTCCCTTCTCCCAGTACGCCTCCGGGCGTATCCGTTCGAGGTCGTTGATGCCACGATTCAGCGCATTGAGGAGCATCTCATCGGGGTAGCGATACGAAACAGCATCGCCATCCTGAAGCACAACACGTGCCTCATACAGCAGGCTGTACCACGTCAGGCCACCGAATCCGGTAGCAGCCTGCTGGCCGGTGTAATACCCGGTGGAGTAGTACCCAGTCGCGTAATAGCCTGTACCGTACATTACGTGCCGTCCGTACTCGTGACATCACGCCCCGTGTCGTCAGCGTTGGCAATGATGCGATCCTTCACACCGTTGGCAGACTTGATCCGGTGCTCCAGCCCATTCACCTCGATACTACCTGCTGCCTCGGCACGTATGAGCCTGATCTGGTCCTCGAACGTCTCACCATTCTCCATCACGTGTTGGTGGACTTGTGTCTCTATGTCATCCTTGTCCTGCTGCGTGATAGGTGAAAAGGTCTGCACGACTTGCAGGCCAGCAGAGTTACTCGGGACAACTGAAACACCTGTTGGTGTCAGGACGTCGATGAAGTTGTTGTTCGATCCAAGCAAATCCACGCGGGTTGCTGCGCCACTGATCTGAACGGTGTAGCCGTTGATGATCTCATCGAACGGCGCGTAGTCAGCACCAGCGAAGTCGAACCGCGTGTTCGTGTGGTCGAGGATGGGAGCGGCCCATAGACCCTCGTCGAAGTCCCATTCGAGACGGCGAATCTCCGCTAAGAAATCCGCCATATCGAGTTCGTACCTTGTCCCGCTTACAAGCGTCAAATCACTTGTAGGGATCGTGATTACCCTCGCAATCCAATCGACGCTGTATGCCACACATCAGACCTCGGCTTCCATCGTGCCAGAGAAGGTGAAGCCTGCCGCACCAACTGTTCCAGAAATCGGGATGATCTTGTCGACACCCGACGCATCACCATGCCTGACCCAGCCTCTCACTGGGATGTCAGAACTGTAAACCAGCGAGTTCGTGAATGACTTGGTTGTACCGGCTCCGGTCATACTGTCGTATGCGATTGCATGGAAGCCCGGATCACTGGCGCTGATCGCGGTATCTGCAACTGTACCAACCAAGGTGAAGGTGCTGCCTGTCCACGAGGAGTACTCGTAGAACTTGTACGTGGTATCGCCGGTCTTCAGCACGCCGAACCAGCCGGTCTGAGGAGTATCCGAAGCGATGACCTCGTTCACTCGGATCACGCCAGCGCCGATGCTTTCGCCAACACAGGTGTAAACCGTGTAGTCAGGGGCATTGAGAACCGGGTCCTTGGGAGCGAGGAACAGGTGAAGGTCGTCGGCGGAATCCAGCGCCACAATCGTACCCGAGATCGTGACGTTGTTCGGCGGGGTAACGACATCGCCATCCAAGCTGATGAATGAGTCAACAGACCCGATCTCATTGGAGTTGAAGCCGATACCGTATGCACCAATCCACGCGCCGGTAAACTGGGCCAGATGCTCTGGCTTGGTCGAGAGCTTGTCAGGAGTACCGCTCACAACAGCCGTTGCACTACCATTGCCGGTGATCGTTACGCCGTCGCTCGGGGGGACGCCAGTGCCAAGGTGGAGAATGTAGCGAGTCGTAGATGAACCAGTCAGGTCGTCGACACCCATCAGGTTGCCAGTGCCTGCTGTTGCGCCAGTACCCCACGAACAGGTTTCATTCTGGACATGCGTACCAGAACCAGAGGTAATTACGCAGTCATAGACGCGGCCAGTCCAGAGGTCGCCATCTACGCCGTATAGCGTATCCGTGGTTCCGTCAACAAGGATGGCCTTGACGTACTCATACAGAGACTTCTTGGTGGACTCCGGCGCATACGACCAGTTGCCGAGGTACGGCTTGTTGCCGTTACCGTCGAGGTCGAGCAGGTTATAGCCTTCCGACTTGGAAATACCATACGCCTGTACCGTAGCCAGCAGCGTATCGTTCTGCGGGTCGTTTGAGGTAACAATAGAGGCTACCGACTCACCGAGACCGAGGGTCGTCTCCCAGAGGGCGTAAGTCTCGCCCCACGTACTCGCCTTTACAACGACACGCAGGCCATCAATATCCGTACCAGTATCCCGGCCTTTAATCATTACGCGCAGCAGCGTATTAGAGTCAGTCTGGTTCTTGCCGTTACCCCAGTGCGAAGTAAGTTCCACTGCGTTCTGGATAATCTTGAGGGGCAGGGGGGTCGAAGTCGTACCAAGGACCTGAAGTCCGTAGTAGATGTCATCGCCGTTGTTTTGTGACACAGAACCGCCAAAGTGGTATTCCATCACCTCATCGGTCACGGTGTAGTTCACGCTGTAATCGGTAGTCCAGTCATTCAGCGTGACGATCTTACCCAGAGCTTCTTCCTTGGAAGGGTTCGGGAAAGACAGATTGATCTCGTCATCGCCGGAAATCGCAAAGTCCCACGCGAGCTTCTGGAGTGCTCGGTTAATCCACTTGACGTGGAAAGTATCCGTACCGGATACATAGGTAATTGCGCCCGAGGCAGCTACTTTGAATTGGCTGAGCCACGCAGTTATTGCTGTTGCGCTGTCAGCAGTTGTGTCATAAATCGCCATTAAGTTACCCTCTCAAGAACCACTTCCACGTCGAACCCCGCCGAAGTAATGGTGGTGGTGAAATTTTTCTGTATATAGTCTATCCCAGAAATATCGAATTGTCTTGCCCAACCCACAACCGCCGTATCTCCGGGGTAGGCTATTGAGGAGTTTACCTCACCGTTCACGTCAGTGGAATCATTAAAGTACACTGTCCCGGTGTCGCCGGACTTGTGGGCATGGACTCGGGCGTTCTGGATCGGAAGGCCGCTCACGGCATCAACGACCGTGACCTTGAGCGGAATCGTGTCGAAAACGACAGAAACCGTAACGCCTGCTGCATCATCGACGCTGAAATTGCCAGCGGTAGCGGCTACGCCATTGACGGTGCAACCGATCAAGCTCAACTGGATCGTGCCAGAGGTCGCGTCAAAACGGACAGTCGAGTCGTTTGCGTCAGCCGTCGAACCAAAGCCGGTGAACTCGATACCTTGCAGAGTTATGTCGTGGGTGACGTTCGCGCCAAACCTGATAGCGTGGTGGGCATTCGTACCCTTCGTGATCGTCAGGTTGTTGAGTTCGCTGATGACGGCTGCACCAGAAGTGGTACGGTCATCGAAGATCGCACCCTCATCGGCAGCAACGGTTGAGGTAAGAACAGACGACCCGGATATGTCGGCTTGGTTCAGGTTGATCCGACCGCAGGATTCCCACGTGGAGTTCTTGCACTCGCTGGAACCATTCGAGTTGAAAGTGGTCGTCGCGCAACCGACAAAACGATTACCGAGACCAGTGAATGTGCCGACATCCAACGTCAGTACCGCAGGAGCAGTCGTGCCGAGATGCACAATCTGGATGTTGGTCCATTCGACGTTCGAGCTTGCATTCCTGATCTCGAACTCGTTGAACCCTGCCGAAACAAACGGGTCTTCAAGAACGATAATGTTACGGTTCGCGTCACGGAAATCCACTGCCGTGCCAGTCAAGCCCATGACGAAGCAGCCGTGGAACTGGAAGCCTCCCGCGATGGGAGTCAGTAGACCCCAACGGCGGGCGGTAGCTGCATCGAATGCACCAGCGCCGAGAAACGTCGCGTAACCGTTGGCGAGGTCGCCGTCAGCACACTGAATCTCACGACCGTGGCGGGTCACATCAAGCGCGTTCGGGTTGCCCTTCAGGGAGCCGGAACCAAGAATCTTCCAGAGCATACCGACGCGGTTGGTCGTGGTCGGCGATCCAGTCGTGGTGCTCGGTGTGGCTGTGGGGTCGACTGCGTAGTTACGCCAACCGGCGAGGTCGGAACCCTCTGAATCGTTACCGTCCACATAAAAATGGTCATAGGCGCTAATGCTGTCGCCGATTAGCACCTGTGCGCCGCCAAGGGCCTGCGTGTCCATCAGGTTGCGGTTGTTCTGCTTGGACCAGACGAAAATAGCATCGCCAGCAGTAACCGTGTGAGTGCCGGTATTGAGGATGAATCCACGGGTGTTACCCGTGAAACCACTCTTGGAAACACACTGGGTATTTTCGATGAAGTAGTCGGTCTCGTCAGAGAGACCAGCCTGACCGCCACCGAGCGCCGTATAATTACCAACAGCTTCGGCGTCGTCAATCAGCGTCAGGTCAGTTGTATAGGCGGGAGCGGCCATCAGTTAAGTCCGTCAAGTTCTTCTTGTGTGCAATCGGTACAGGCCCCTTCCGGGCCGTCCTCAGTGAGAGTAGTCAATCCGCATGGGCAGACAACGGACTGACCTATGGGGTCGGCATTGCCGAACCATATAATATCACCGCACTGCCCACACTTGGTAGCCAGCCGCGCCATTATTTCTTCACTTTGCCCCCGCAGGCCATTTTCTTAGGCTTACGGTTGCGGGCAGGATTGGCTCCCCACGGACCAGTGTCACCGGGCTTGCCGGGAGTGGTGATTCGCTTCGGTTTGCCGCCCTTCTCGGGTGGCTTCATCTTAACCTTGCCTCCGTCCTTGAGGCCCAGTTCCTTCATTTGCCGCTCACGGACAGACATACCAGCATATTCGGACAACTTGCTGGTATCTTCCTTGGGTGCTTCCTCTTTAGGCTTTTCCGGGGCAGCTTTCTTGTCCCCCTTCTTGACCTTCTTGTTCAGTTCCACCTTACCGCCATCGGCGTATTTGTGGACCCCATATTGTCTCTTAACGCGCACGACTAACCTCCTGCTCTCATTCCGGGTCTACCAGTAGGACCTTGGAAATCCCCTTCCACTTCCTCTCTCGCAGCTTCAGGTCCGGCTCGCTGTTCCTTTGGGCCGGGGGTATTTTGCGGATCACCTCCTCCACCTCCTTGAGCTTGCAACGCGCCCTGAACTGCGGCTTGTGCGGCTGCTTGCTGTTGCTGGTCCATCATCATTGCCCGAAGTTCTTCATCATCGGGAATGGTCTTCTCATGTTCCAGACCAAGGTTGGAGGCTACACTGCGCAGGATATTCGCCCTGCCCATCGGACCCATAATTCCTTGGTCAATCGGATTCGCCGTCAGTTGCAAGAACTCAAGCTGGCGCATCCGATCCTGCTCACGTTTCACCGCATGGTTGACTCCTTTCACGACGATAAGCTCATCGCCTTTGAACAGACCGGGCTGGGTTAGCATAATCATGTCGAACAGATCATACAGGAGGGGCTGAATGACGTCGCGGTCGACGCTTGCGGCGACATTCTGAAGCGTCTTCGAGGCGTTGCCCATGAGCATCGCCAGACCAGACGCAGTACGGCCCGCACCACCGACCTTCTCATTGCCGGTCATGTAGCGCGGGATCGCTGAAATCTCATCACCCATCGAATTCCACTTCTCGTAGATACCGACGAGTTCCATTGCATTCATGTTGGGCTGGTAGAAGCTGATCGGCTCCGTGCCAGAGGCAACCAGAGTCGGATCAAAGTTCGTGTGCCAACGCTTCCACGGATAGAGCGTGTCGTCGTCACCCGGATCAACCACAGCATCGTTGATGACCACCTGCGGGCCGGATGCGATGCTGGCGTTGTTGACCAGCGCACGCACAGCGGCGTTACAGATGGACTGGACGTCTTCCAAGAGGTCCGGCAGACCGAGACCAATCATCGCGCCGGGAACCTTCTCGAACGACGATACGTAGTACGGCGGCGAGGAGTTCGTGCTCGGCTGCATCTGGATTTTGATGACCCAGCGGTCGATCAGCCACGCCTTGCAGAAATACTCGGTGTTGGGGTCCTGTACTTCCATACCCCAGTCTGCCAACAGGCGTCCTGATATGTAGCCGGTAAATTCGGCAGTGTCGATCAAGGATGACGAATTTCTTGCCCACCGCTCGCGTTCTTCAAGATCAGCCCGTTCGGTGTCAATCGTATCCCACCATTCGTGGAGTCCGTCCACATACGCCCGTTCCAGAACTTCGTCAATCGCCTCGTCATTGTAGCCGGGTAAGCCTTTGCATTGAGACAGTTCAGCACGAGAGAGTTGGATGCGCTCTACAAAATCAGCCTGTTTCCGGTGAGACGCACCGGGAGACCAGTACAAGTCGAACGGCGAAACACGATTCCAGAACATTCTGGGGATAGCCGACCGAACGGGCTGACCATTGACCCATTTCGTCTGCTCAACGCGCCGGACAACCGGGCCTTTGATGCAGGCGTATGGAAAAATCGGGAGGTCGATCAGGAACTCGGCAAAAGCCTCGTAAAAGCCGCCCTCAGTCAGTATATCGTCCAGTCGCTCGCCGGAACGCTCTGCTTCTTCGACTGCGACCTTCTTGGCCGCTCGCTCAGCGTTTTTGCGGAGCAGGTTTACACGGTCGGCAACTGCCTGTTGATCGACCGGCTGTCCTTGCTGCATGAGTGTGGAAACTTCGATGTTGACGAGTTGCTGTATGTCAGCATCGACATCTTTCGGGATGGTGGGGTGCGGGGTCGGCTCGATGTCCCATGACCTGTCTGCACCCAGATAAACGTCACGAAGGAGCGCGGTAGCGGCTCGGCACTTCGTTGCGGTAACGCGGGCATAGACTTCACTGCCGCCGAACTGACGGATGTCATTCAGAAGGCCCGGATCGTACTCCCCACGATACGTCCGAAGGGCTTGCAACAGGCGCTCGGAGATACCTTCCGAATTACGGAAATTCCGCATATCGGTCATGCGCTTTCGGATGTAGGAGGCAACTAGGTCCTCCTGCGCCCGTTTCTCGCGCTCTTGTGCGGTTGCCTCGGCCTCACGCTGAATCCGCTCCTGTTCCATCAACTCAGCGTTGGAAACGATTCGGAGCAGTCCACGATTTTGAGGTCGTCCTGCGATGTCCAAAGAAGGACCGGGAATTGCTGATGCGGTAGCCATAATCAGGATTTTGCTGCTATCCTACACGTGTGTCAATGAAGGATACCAATATGACGACCAAAGAGCTAGTGCCGGAGGACACAATCCTGTCCCCCGAGCATCTGTCCCCACTCATCTGTCTGGAACTCGCCGCAGGGCTGTCAGACGCCAAATCCGTCCGCGAAAAATACGACATCACCGAAGCGCAGTGGGAACGCCTCAGAATCAACCCCACTTTCGTCGGAATGATGAAAGAAGCAGCCCTGACCTTCTCCGGCGACATCAATGCCGGAAAACGCATCACCAA